ACGTTCCGATCGCGTTCTTGAGCGCATTCTTCAGGGCCTCGACGTCCCTAAAGACATTGTTACCGGTCTTGCCAACGTCAAGTACTCAAATGCGCTGCAAATTGACGAAGCACTCTACAAAGCACACATCGAACCCCTCATGTTGCTCATTGCAGATGCTCTGACTGTTGTCTACCTTCGTCCTTACCTCGTTGCAAACGGATATTCCGAAGCAGACGTCGACCGAATCGTTATTTGGTACGACCCTAGCGCCGTTGCAACCAGAAATGACCGCGCATCAGATGCTGATTCAGGTTTTGAGAAGATGGCAGTCTCATTTGAGACGTGGAGACGGACTCACGGTTTCTCTGAAGCTGATGCCCCTAGCCCAACCGAGCTTGGATTGCGAATTCTGCTCGAAAAGGGCATGATTACCCCCGAACTTTCTGAAGCAATGCTCGCTGCGGTTGCTCCAGAGATCATCCAAGCGGCTCGAGAGGCTCAGCAGAGCCAGAGTGTTGGACCAATGCCTCAAGACCTCTCTCAAGCGGTTCAAGGGCAGCCAGTTCCAGGAGCGGCTCCTCAAGAAGCAGCTCCTCCAGCCGGAGAACCCACTGAACAGCCGATTCAACTTGCTGAACCAACAACAGATGAATCAGAAATCCCAGAATAAGGAAAATAACCATGTACAAAGAATCAGAATACGAGCTCAGTAAGGAAGGGCTAGCAAAATTACTTGCGTGCATCCTCGCTGACAACGTTACAATTCACTATCTTGCTCACGGATACCACTGGAACGTCAAAGGACCTGAATTTATTCAGTTTCACGACTTTTTCCAGGAGCTTTATGAAGATGCAGCGGAGGCCGAGGACCCCATTGCTGAAAATATCCGCAAGCTCGGCTTTGACGCCCCCCACTTCCTCCTCGAACTCGCTGCACTGAGCTGCATTGAGGTCCGACCCGCCTCTGGCGACCCAATGGAGATGTCGGCCAACCTCTATATGGCCTACGTTGCCCACTGCGCCAAGCTTAACGACGCTTTTGCTGTTGCAAATGCTATTAGCGCTCAGGGAATCGCAGATTTCCTTGCGGGACGCATTGACATCGTTGATAAGTGGATTTGGCAGATCGGAACCACGATTGGGGCTGACTCAATGTCAGTTTCGGCTCCCTTGGGAAAATCTGAGGCTGAAGTTCCTGTAAATGCAACTCACGAGGGCATGCACCCCGTAGTTGTGGAACTTCAGCCAACTGTTTTTACCAGTAGAAACGCTCTTGTTGCCGCTGGACGTCTAGTTCCTGAAGAAAAAGACCTAGCCCGAGCTCTCGTTGAGATTGCTGACAAATATGGAAAGTTTGACGAAGATCAAACCGGTATTTGGGCAGATTATCACGAGCCCGAAGACAATCCATACGCTGAGATGGGCGTAAAGTGCGGAAACTGCGTTCTTTACCAAGGCGGAGACAAGTGCGCCGTTGTTGCGTTCTCTGTTCACCCCGAGGGTTACTGCCGTTTCGCAGTTCTTCCCGACGGAGCCGTTGACCCGTCAAAAGCCCCCGCAGGGAAAACTAAAGGCAACCACGAATATCGTCCAGGAGAGTTTTCTGGCGGAGCAGGTGCTCCCGCCGAGATGCTCGACATGGACAAGATCCGACGTCCAAAAGGTGTTAAGTCTCTTCTCGCTGATGCTGACTATGGCGGAAAGTGCCCTCCCGCAACTCAGGACATTGCGCTCAACATCGAAAACCGCCAAAAGGCAATCGACAATGTTGGCTACGGCCCCCTCAACCCAGCAGAGCCCAACGACGAGTTCTGGCAGGACAAGGGCGACCGTTGGAACATTGACCCCATGGAAGCCAAAAAGAGTATTTGTGGCAACTGCGTCTTCTTTGACCGCCGCCCTAAGACTCTAGACTGCATCGAAACCGGAATTGCCGAAGGCGGCTCCGGCGAAGCAAGCGCATGGGACGCAATTGACCAAGCAGAGCTCGGCTACTGCACCGCTCTAGATTTTAAGTGCGCTGCTAGCCGCACCTGTAACGCCTGGGCAGCTGGCGGACCAATTACTGAAGACGTTCAGAAAGAAACTTCCTCAATTGAGTCCACAGGATTTGACCCAATCCTTATCGATCCAGAAGACATCGAGCTTGCCTCCGACGGACCTTGCTGGGACGGCTACAAGCAGGTTGGAATGAAAGAGAAAAATGGAAAGATGGTCCCCAACTGCGTTCCAGACAACGAAGCGTCTGTAACTGCCACCGCAGGTTCTAAGCCAGCCCCCAAGAAAGACCAGATCAAGGGTTCTGACAAGAACAAAAAGGGTTCCGCCTCTAGCGGACGTAAGGTCACCTTCTCCAAGAAGGTTGAGGACTCACTTAAGGAAAAAGTTGAGACCCACAACAAGAGCGTCACCGCCGATTCAAAGAAGGTCACTCTCTCAATGCTTAAGGCAGTCTACCGCCGTGGCGCTGGAGCATTCTCTACTAGCCACCGCCCAGACCAGAACCGCAACTCATGGGCGCACGCTCGAGTCAACGCGTTCCTTAAGCTAGTGAAGTCTGGTAGCCCCTCAAACTCCAAATATACGCAAGACAACGACTTGCTCCCTAGCGGCCACCCCAAGAGTAGCAGGACCGCTTCGGCAATGACGGCTACCGGTTATGCCGAAAGAGAACTCTACATTCAGATTGAAGATGAGTCAACATACCAGAGCCCAGAGGATGCGCTTTATGCCCTGGCCGAGTATTCAGGTCTTGGCTACGAATCTATTCCCATCTTTAGAGCAGCGTGGCGTCGGGGAGTTGCCAATAACGAGTCCCCCTTCGACCGGGCAGCCGAATTAGCAATCAACCTATACGACAGCAAAGACGCAGATCTACTTCCTAAGCAACAAACAGAAAGTGAACCAGAGTGAGCAGTTTAGTTGACGCATTTGATGCAGAGTTTGGTGACGAGCTAAATCTTAAGCACGCCATTATTGATATTCTTGAATCGACCCGTGTCGAGGCTCCTCAAGCGCGCATGGTTGATGAAGAAGCTCTTTTTCAGGTTGCCGAGCGTGCCCTTGCTTTCTACTCTAACTTCGATAGTGACGTAAAGTTCTTCAATACTCTTCGTGAAGTCAATAGTTTTATTACTCTAGCTACTCAGGGCATCACAGCTAGCGGATCCGCTAAGCACGCAGATCTTTTGCCAATCTCTAACCCATATTCCAAGAAGCAAGCCGACCTTTCTTTTGACACTGTCCGCTCTCTTCAAGCTGAGTGGCTTGCAGCTGACCCACGAATTGTTTCAGACGAAGCGCGTGCAATTGTTGCTGCTGTCTATGCCAGTAACCCATTTTCTGTCGAGCGCACCTATCATTTGACACGCCTTCAATCCCTTGGAGAGGGTCAGGTCCCGTCCGACCTCTTAATTACACCACTCTTGGCGTTTGGCGATCCTTATGCTGGTAAAAACAGCTTCTGGCACCGTGCCATGCGTGCAAACAAGCAGCGTCGTGACGATGAAGGCCAATTTGCTGAAATGGGCGGTGGAGTTCGATTCTATGGACGACTTCCTAACGGAAGACTCTTATCAATTGTTGGTAAGATCGCTGGCCTTCCTGAAAATGACCCAGAAGGTATTGATGTTGAAGTTTCTGGTGTTAAGGGCCTAAAAAATGGTATCTACACTATTCCTTCCAATATTTCTCACACATTCAAGGCAATTCTTCCTGAACACGCAATTTCAAAATCAATCGATGTTTCTCCTGACAGAAATGTGCAGTTTGTCGATCTTGCAACTCTTCGCCGCAAAGAGTTTCCGACAAGTTGGTTTGAGTCACGCTCTTCTGTAGAGGTCCCCGGCATTGATAAGATGGCCCCTAAGAAGACTTATGCAACTGGTGACGGATATAGAGCAAACTACTTTGAGAATGAGAATGAAGGACGTGCTCTTGCTCGACGTGTCTCGGACGCTCGAGAGGTTTTCAATGCTCAGGTAATTAGCTCATCTGGAACCGACACCCTAAGCCCTGACTTCCCCGTTTACGAACTTATTTCAACGAAGCGTGGTCAAACCGAGGTTGTTGGCTATGCTCAAGATTGGGCATCCGTACAAAAGCTTGCAACTGAAGAAGATGCGTCATACCCAGAAGCAGAAAACGAGCCACTTCCCGAAGTTGACAGAGGTCCAAGCCCCGTCCCACTTGACAGAATGGCACCAAGAGACGAAGAGCCTGAAGAGGAAGAAACGCAGGAAGGCGAAACTCCTGCTGTAATTGACCCTAGAGCAGACAAGCCCAAAAACTGGATTGAAAATATTCCAAATGTTTTCATTGATCCTTATACCGGATATCAGGCACGGTTTGGTCGCGCACTATTTACTGTTGAAGAAGACGGAAATGCAGTACACCTTGACGACGTCTTTGAGGTTACTGATTTTGCCACCAATGAGACTATTGGTGTTGCATTTAACTGGGACGGAGTTGAAGAGCTTGTAACCGCTATTAGATTCAACCCCACCGAGATCCCAGACAGCGATCTCGACAGAATGGCTCCCAACCGCGATGAGCTGACGCCAGGCCGCGAAGAGCTGGTTGCTATGAGCGAAAAGGACCTCTCTATTAAGGGAGCGACTGACCCAATTAGTGCTGCTCTTTTCTCGACTGTGCACAAAAAGTATGACCAAAAAGAGCTTACTCCTGAGATGGTCGACATCTTTGACGAAATGGCAACATTACGCGACAACTTTATTACTCAGCAAGCACGCAAACTTTTAGGTATTTTTAACAAGCAACCTGACCGGGCAGAGTCTCGCGGTAACGAAACAAGCTACGGAAAGCTTAGTGCTGCTCGACGTCAAATTATTCGTGACCTCCTTGCCGTTGTCAATTTTCCAGAAAACGGAATTAAAATTGGCGGTAGAGATGGGATCACCAAAGATCAGATAGCAGGGAACTATCGAAACCTGTCTTTTGAACTTCTTCAAGACACTATTGATGCCCTTAATTTCCTTAAAGATGGCGTCGGGTCTGCGACAGGTTTTGACGTACACGAATTTCTTACTCCGACAGAAGAAGACAAGAGTGCCATTCGACTGGTTGGCGAAGATCCAGACGGCCCCGTTACGGGAAGCAGATTTACCGCTCTCCGTAAGCTCTTATTTGCCAACCCCGACCACACTCCCGAAATGCGACGTGCTTACGACGCTATTAGAGACAACCGAGACGAGTACACCAACGCCGAAGCTCGTCGTTTGTTTTATATTATTAATGGATCTAAGCCTGCAGAAGTGGTGTCCACTTCGACAGACACCGGAACTCCTAGCGGACCTACGACCCCCGCTGAATCTAAGGTCGGTCAAAGAGGAAGAATTACGCCCGCCCAGAAAGCTCTTATTGAAAGACTTCTTAAGCGCGTCGGCAATGCCATTCCTGAAGATAGACTCAATTCAATTAGAGCAAGTTACTTAGGATACTGGGCCAGAGAGGCCTCAAACGCAATTACTGAGCTCCAAAAAGCAATTGGAGACGACAGTTCTTCAACAAACAACAACACGATTGTTCCAACCAACTTAAAGCCAAACTACCTATTCACTAATATGACTCAAGAGGGCTTTATCCCTAGTGATGCCATGCTTGCAATGGTCGAGTTCTTATTTGAAAACAAAGACATCTCTGCTGACGAAATTGACCGTCTCACAAGGATAATCCCGAACCAGCCAAGAAAAATTATTAAAGAAATAATTGATACTCTTCAAGCGCTGCCTAATCGTAAGAAGTACAGTGCAGTTGGTGTTTTAAAATCTAACCTGCCTGAAGGCGGAAAAACAACCCCAACCCCGAGAATGCTTCGCGCTCTTGAGCGCATGCGCTTTAGAAACTTTATTAGCGATGCGTCTGAGTGGGAAGAAATGGTAAAAGCCATCCCGGACATGACTCGAGAAGAAGTCTCTACTAAATATTTAAATAAGTATAAAGAAATTGAAAATGCTCACGACAAGCATATCCTAGAGCAGTCAATTAAAAAGGGATACGAGATAGCAGGACTTCGTAATGGTGCAGAAGGTAAGCGCCTTGTCGAGATTCCTGAAGGATACACGCCAAAGTTTCCTGGTAAGTGGCTTGGCTCAACGGAAGCTGAAATTAATAAAGCTCTCGAAGCCGGAACTCCAATTAATGTTGTCAACACTATTGTCTCTACTCCAGATGAGGACTCATTTGTTGTAAACGACGAGTTCTTGGCCGGGCAGGCTCTTCGAGCAGACCTAGCGCGACTCCGCCGTGGCATTCGCAGCGTGTTTGGCGTTTTTGCAGATCTGTACAGCCTAACCCCCGACAAACTTAGTACCGGTGCACGCAAAATTCTACAAGCTGCAAACGGGGACCTAAACGTCATCCACTACACCATGCATCTTGGCCGACGTAATCCTCTTTTAACTCCTCGAGAGTTGAACGACAGACTCGAGCAAATTGCTGAGGGACTTCTTACAATTAGGACCGATGCCCCAGGAATCTACGGCAGCCCCCGAAGTAAAAAAGCATCAGACAGGGATGCCTTAACTAGAGCAAAGTCTGCTGTTCTAGACCTTGTTGGTCTGTATAAGGCTGGCGTTTTTGCTGGAACCCCAGAAGACCAAGAACTTGCTTCAGAGATTGACAAGATGGTCACCATTCCAACTCAGGTCGATAAGCCAAGAAGTCCTTACGTTGACCCACCAACCTTTGCTGGGCCTGCGTTTGATCTTCTCAAAGGAGCAACTTCTTGGGACGATGTTGTCTCGCTGTTGAAGAACTCAGAGTTCTACATCATTGACTTTGAAACTACCGGACTTGTAGATCTTGACGATCCAGAAATCAAAAACGACCCCGTCCAGATTGCTATTTCTAAGGTTAAAAACTTACAAGTTGTGGATGTATTTTCGACATATATCAATCCTGAATCAAAGCTTAGTGCCTACACCCTTAGCGGCGTAGGTGACGGCAAGGGCGGAAAAGTTACTCCCGAATTCTTGTCTCAGTTCCCCACGAAAAAAGAAGTTATGCAGCAAGTTATGGACTTTATACCCCAAGGGTCTATTATTGGTGGGCACAACTTCTATGTCTTTGATAAAGAGGTTCTTGATCGTACAATGAGACAAGCCGGTCTAGAGGGGCTCAACCCTTCTGGATATCTTGACACTCTTGGACTTGCTCGACACATGATGCCTAAGTGGTCCCCCGAAAACCCCGATGCACCATACAAAATTGGCAGCAGATACGACGAGAACCTAAAGAGAAGACTCTACGGAGTTCAGGTGCCGGCTCACACTCTTGAAGCTCTAGTTACCTACTTCGGACTTTCTAACAACGGTCGCCACGAAGCAGACGCTGACGTTGCATCTACCGTTGACGTTCTTAATGCAATGTTTGACCGCGCTCAGCGGGGCCTTGCACTCGGTGGTGCAGAGTTTTCGTATGAAAAATCTCTTAACGGCTGGGACCAAGAGAAGTACGACTCTGCGGTTGCTGAGTATGAAGAAAAGGCTGTAGCGTACTGGATTAGCCGATACAAGCGTATTTTGGCACTGCAGGGGCTCACAGCCGAAGACATTGAAAATCAAATGATTTCTGATTTCAAGTCTATGACCGAAAACCTCACAATTTCAAGTGAGAATAGGGATGCAATTGTAACCCCTGTTCCTGCAACGATTAAGGGTCTTCCCGGTGGGACATATGCATTTAATATCAGCGATGGTCGAGTGGGCCAGGTTGTTGGGCTTATTCCTGGAGGGAACCTTCTTGTAAACTATCTCGCTGTTGGTGGGGAAAGAGAGCAGAAGTTTAACCTAGAGCAGACTCCTGCGCAACAACTGAGCCCTGTAACAAATAGATACATCTCTAAAAACGGCATTCTAATTGACTACGGAATGAATGTCACTAAGGGCTCATCCGATCAGGTAGCAAGAGTTTTGGGATTCGGGACAAACGTTGGCGAGGTCCTTGTTGGATACGCCGAGTCCGTTTATCCTGAAAAAGCTGCAAATCTTGTTGTTGCAGAATCGTCAAACTTAGATGGTGCAAACCAAGACCACTACTCACAGATCCTCAATTTAGTAGATCAGCTGCTTTCTCGAAAAGGCATCACTAGTGAGATTGCCGAAGCCTATAAGTCTGCCGTAAAAACAAAAGCCTACTCAAATAGAGCAGCAAACGGAATAATTGTTAGACTTAAAAATGCTATTGATCAGTTTGACCTTCTCGATGCTAACTCAGACATTGCTGATAGTCTTCCTCAAGGGGGGTTC